CCGGCGCCGGCGCGACGATCACCGGACCGTTGCGGCTCGACTGCTCGACGCCGTGCTGAAGCAGAGTAGACAAACCTCCGGCGAGTGCGAAGTTGACGTTGCGAACCTCGTTAACGAACATGTCTCACCTGCGATACTTGTAGTTGCGCCAAAGGCCGACGGCGGCGAGAGCGGCCCCGATGACCACCCAGACCCAAGCGTCATCCGGCGGGGTTGTCAGCCACGTCCACATCGCCCTGCAGCCTCGCTCGCGGATTGTATCTGTTGAGCCTCATCAGTAACCCCTCCCCGGGACATACTTGGCTCGCGGACGACCCTCGCCGTTGAGTACTCTCAGATATTTGTCTACCTCGCATAGCGAGTGCTCCACGTCCCTCATCTCCAGCTTCGGTACGTGGAGGCCCAGGACATCAGAGGGCTCGCCGCCCAGTTCGCGCATGGCGAGGTCGAACGGGCTGTGGTACGTGGCCCGCTGAGAGTTGAGACGTTCCAGGATGTCCTGCATGAGCGCGACAGCGTGCGACGGAGACATCCTCTGAGACGGGTCTACCCCGAGGAGCCGGTTGAGGCCGCGCAGAGCACCAGGCCCGGCGTTGGCCCAGGTCATGATGTCCGGCGCCTGTCCGAGATAGCGTGTGTGGCGCATGTCCGTCACCACCTCATACGCCATGAAGGGCCCCCAGCCGACGTAGAAGTCATTCTGGAAGCGCTCCCACACAGACTGGAGTGTCTGGGGCGTGTCTAGGAAGCGGCGCCAGTCGTCGCGATCCTCCCAGAGCCGGCCGATGACCACCTCGGCGATGTACCGCTGCTTGCTCCAGCTGTACCAATGCTTTCTCGGGTCGCTCTCGGCGCGGATCATGTAGGCGCCGGTGTAGACCTTGTGTCCCAGGTTCTGGTAGGCGTCGAGCGCCGCCCCCAACTTCTCAGGCGCGAATGCCTCGTGGGACGGCCACGCGCCCGGGGTCTGCATCAGGTGCTGCAGTGTCGGCGGCCAGTTGATCGTCCGGGCAATCGCCAGCATCAGCCAGAGGTCAAGATGGTCGGCGAAGGGCCGCCGAATGTTCTCATCAATCCAGATCGTGACGCGGTCCAGCTCCCGGAACACGTTGCAGAAGCGGTACTCACGCAGGATCGGGTCGTGGGTCAGGTAGTCGGCTCGATACTCGTGCAGCACTCCCTGGGTGCGACGCGGATTGGCCCACTCCGGCACCGGGAGTGCGGCGAGATGCTGCTTGCGCAGGTAGATGGCATGGCGCTCGTTGATCCAGTAGGCCAGGGGAGCAATCCTAAGCATCAGTCGTTCTCCGCGATACGCGCCAACACTGCCGCCGCGTCCACCGCCACACTCTCACCGAGGACATCCAGGACGAGCTCGCCGCTGTCGAGCGCCTTCCGGCGCGTCGCCATGACGGCGCGGTGCTTATCCTCGATGGTCTTCGTTCGGGCCTTATCGCCGGTGCGCGCCCGCACACGCTCGATGCAGGTCTCCACCGGGGTGTGTAGGTAGGTCCAGAGGAAGCGGCGCCCTGTGCTCTCGCGCAGCCTCTGCGCAGTCTCCCTCCACGTCGCGTACACAGTGGAGATGAGTGAGCCCTCGAAGACCACCGCCCGGACCTGGACGCCATTGATGCTGCGCGTCTGAGCCGCCGCCTGTACGGCGTCGATGCACAGCTGCGTGGTGGGCACTCTGTCCATGCCGCCGCAGTTGACGTCGCCGTAGCGCCCAACCAGTAGCACGCCCGTGACCGGGGAGAATGTCCCGTGGATGTATTTCCTGACCGTTCCCTTCTTGGTCTCGGCGTCGTAGCTGGTGATGATGTGGTTGTTCCAGTCGGTGTCGTGGGTCGTCGGTGTGACGAGCCTCATGGCCAGCGTGGTCTTGCCGGACCCGTTCGTGCCACGAATGTTGATGATCATAATTCTCCCTCCCAGGACCGGAGACTAGCGTATGTGCGAGTTGGTACGGAAGTGCAGAAGGTTGTCAACCACTAAGCCGCCGCGAGCGTGGGAACGGACGGCAGGTGGAGCCTCAGAACGTTGACGAGCGGCGCCGTGTTCCCCCAGACCTGCAGTCCCACGTCGATCTCGCGGATGTCCTTTCCGACATAGTAGTGGCCACCGCGCATCGACTTCCACTTACACAGGATTGTCTCAACCTCCTGTGGTCCGCACGGCCGGTCGAACGTCGGGGGCGCCTTGAACTGGCGGAAGTAGCCCAGAAGATCGTTCCAGTGGGCATCACCCCGCCGGCCGTCCTCCGACGAGAGGATGTCCAGAGCCGCCGCTGGCTCGCGGTACATGATGCCAAGGTCGGGCGGGAAAACGATCCTGCTGCCCAGAACGCGCTCCAGCATGTCGGCGATCTTGAAGCCGATCCACGGGCCGAACTGCGGCAGACGCTTGACCTTGGACAACACGTCGTCGAGCGCGGCGCTCCCCTCCATGAGGTGCAAAACCAGGTCCTCGGGCCGGGGCCACATGTCCGCCAGCCAGCGCACCGCGTCAACAGCCTTCTGGCCCCGGAAGTGCCGGCGCTCGTGCGCCCTCGGCCATCGTCCGCCGGTCGGAGCGGGCAGCTCGTTGGCGGCAGCAATCTCCATCATCCGCCAGAAGGTCCGCCCGCTGGCCGCCGCGATGTAGGCCGATGCTCCGCAATGGTAAAAGCACCAATAGGCGACGAGGAAGCGACACAGCTCATCCTGAGTGATGTACCTGGGCGGGGGCGCAGCCGCCGCGTCCACCGGCTCGCGCGTATAACGGCCCGTGGCGCCCGCTAACATAGAATACACCGGGTCCAGGTCCTCAGTCCTGATGAGCTGTGTTCCGAACGTCCTGATATCCATTGGTCTCTCCCTTCCTACATTGAGCCCGGCGGGACGTAGAGGCACTGGAGCTGGCTCCCGAAGTCACACCGATGATCGTGGGACTTCGCTTCCGTCACGGCGCCGATGAGCACCACCAGGATGATTGTTAGACAGGCCGCGATGAACATGTACAGGTCGCGCTTATGTTGACTCATGTCGTCACTCCCGTCCGTACTTGAGGAACATCGTCCCGAAGAGCAACCCCACGAGGAAAAGGCTCACCCGGGCAAGAGCCTCGGCCGCCTCGGGCTGCAGGCCCATCGACGCCAGCGCCCACTGGAGCAGACTGCCCACACCCAGCGCGGCCGTCATGAGCAGCATCAGCACGGTCGCAGCCAGGATGATCACGATGGTGCGACCGATGACGATGCAGACGATGTCCCAGAGGGTCATTTCACCGCCTCCCGCAGGTCCGGCAGCCGGAGCGCCTTTGCCTGTCCGAACAGCTCGGAGCCGCAGCGCGGCTTCCCGCCGTTGTTATCGGCGCAGGCGAGACACCCCGTCGGCGGGCACTCCTCAACCTCGCGGAAAGGCTGATCTAGCTCCCGGCGGGTGAACATCGGGACCCGGTGGCCATGGCACTGGTCGGCGGTCAGGAAGTCGCCCCCAATGCTCACCCATCGGCCGTCGCGCTTGGCGTACTCATAGCACGTCGCGTAGGTCATGCCCAGCTCGGTGGCCCAGGATTGGTAGAGACGATGGGCCTCCAGCCGGTACTCCTCTACGATGGTCTTCTGGGCGCCCCCGCTGTTCTCCTGGAACAGGGCCTCGAACATGGCCGCACGGTTGTCGCCGAAACGCTTCTTCATGCGCTCGACCATCGTTCCGGCCCAGGAATGGCCGGCTTCCACGAACTTGACGATCACGTGGTTGTTGCCGACGGCGGCCAGCCGCTCGAACAGCCGCCGGATGTCGTCGTGGGTGGTGATGCCCGCCACAACCGGGTTGACCTGAATGGACGTGTAGATGCCCTGGCGCCTCAGCTCAGCGATCTCGTCCAGATGATCCTGCAGGGGGATAGCGCCGGGCGACAGCTTCTGCCAGTCCTCGTCGTCGCCCGTGTTGAGCGACTTCTGGGCATAGCTGTACTTGTTCTGCTTCAACAGGTCGATGGCCCAGCCGGGGTAGTGGAGCCTGCTCAAGAAGAAGATCGGCAGACCGTTCTCGACGAAGGCCGTGGCTCCGGCCTGCGTGTTGTGATAAATGTCCTCCAGCGGCAGGAATGGATCAGTGAAGCTGGAGAAGTAGCCGGCGGCGCTCGTGCGCATGCCGGACAGCTGCTTTCGGACGTGGTCGCCGTAGTTGACCGGCACGCTGATGAGGCCGCTGCCCCGGTAGCCACGGAAGCCGCTATTGACGTAGCAGAAGGCGCAGCCCACGGTGCAATAGCCGCCGTAGGGCTCAGTCAGGATCGCGTCTGTGAAGCACGGGCGCGGGCGGGAGCCCTGCTTGTCGTTGTACTTGGGCTGGTACCAGCCCTGAAGGTCCTTGCCCTTCTCCAGCCGGATGTGCGGAAGCGTGGGCTTGCCATCGAAGCCCACGTATACCTTCCGCTCAATCATCATGTCCTCCGGCGCGTTCCTCACCATGCCGACGCGGGCGATGCGGAACTTGGCGACGCGGCCGGTGAGCGGGTCGTACTCCTCCTGCGCCGGGCCGATGAATTCGCGCTGCTCGGGGTCGGGCCGCATGAAGTACTGGTAAGCCTTCTGCGCGTCCTCGCCGTCGTCGCGGTTGAGCCAAGCTGCGTGATCCATGTCAGTTGTCCTCCTGGAAGATAGCCGCACGCACCGCCGCGTCCTTTGCCTCCAGCAGCTTGCGCAGGGCGGTTGAGCGCTCGGGGTTGCGCGGGAGGGTGTCAACGATGCGGGCCGCCAAACGCGCGAAGGATCGGCTCACGTCATGGAGCGAGGACGGCAGGTGATCGAACTCAAAGAACTGAAGGATGGGCTCGCGGGAATCAGTCATGTCGGGTCCTCTTGATCAGTCTCATGAGCTGCAGTTGAGCCCGACGCACGTCGGCGGCAACCAGATCGTCGGGGAAGACGTTGCTCATGACTGCCTCCCATAGACGGTCACTCCGGTCTCCTGACCGTCATAGTGCAACAGCCATGGCCGCAGGCGCTCGCCGTGCGTCAGCGCCTCCAGGCGGTAGTAGGACGCCGCGTGGTGTCGCGCGACGGCCACCATCTTGTACTTGGTCCGCTGTTGCCACCACTCGTCAAGCTTGTTGATGTAGTCGATGAAGCCGGGCCGCTCCAGACCGTAGCTCCGCCAGTTGAGGTGCAGCTTGGAGCAGGCGCTGTCCGTGACCTGGATCCAGCTGGGACGCAGCTCCAGCACCTCGCCGATGAGCTCCAGGCGCCAGTCGTCCTCCCGTCCCTTCTCCAGGTCGAGGAGGGTGAGCCGGTTGAAGTCGAGGGACACGCCGACCTTCTGCGGCGGCTGTATCGTGGGCGCCAGCTTCTGGAGCACGCTGAGCGCGTCGTCATTGTCGCAGTACCGGAGCGGGTTTTGCGTCTGCAACTTCGCGTTCCACTCCTGGGCGCAGGCGGTGTCCAGGTCCGATGAGTAGATGCTGGCCCCAGGCCAGAAGTCCCTCATGATCTGCGCCGTCATGCCGATGCCGCCGAATGACTCAACGATCACGTCGGGCGCCTCCGCTCCCGCGAGGACGTGCCGCATGCAGGCGGCCTCCCTCGCACGCTCTTTGGCGGGCCGGCTGTAGTACGGGGTCTTATCGGTCATCCTCGCCATGGCTCACCCCACGTTCCAGAGGAGGGCGCGGCCCTCGTGCTGTGTGGCGAACTCCGTGCGCTGCTCACGCTGCCGGAGCCACCACCTGACGGTCTTGAGATCATAGTACTCATTGCACGGCCAGGGCACGTCCGGGCCGGGTCGAGCGCGGTCCTTGTAGGCATAGCCCTCGTTGACGATGTCTAGCCTGATGCCGAAGTTCTCGGCCAGCGCGGCCGGATCAGAGCCGACGTGCTGGGTGATGTAGCGCAACACCTCGGCCTCGGATCGGCTATAGCCGAGGTGGATGATCACGTCACCCTTCCAGGCCAGCATGTCCCGACGCAGGCTGAGCAGCCCGCTCACCACGCCAGCGGCGATGGTGGCGCTCGAAGC